ACCTCGCTGTTGGAGTTTACTTAACAACTCTGTGTAACCTTCCACTCCTTGCACCTTCCCTGTAAATTGGTTCTTAGCTACACGGTAAGTTACATTGTTTATGTAGTTTTGTATATTTTCCTCAAAGCTACCGTAGAATTTTAAATGATCTTCCTCGATTTTATCAATGACGCGATTTTTCATAAACCCTGGAGTGCCATCGCCTGTATATTTCTGCCCTTCTAGGAATTTACGAACTGCTTCTCTTTCCTCAAACTTTGTTAATTGGGTTGGGTTTTGCGGTAATGGTTGCCCTGGGGTTATATTATTTTTTTCCCTAAAAGCAGCTTCGATAGCATCATCGATTGGATCTCTTAAATCTTTACCAATCGCTTTGCGAAAACCTTCGTAGTCTTTCATTATGCGTGGAAGGTAGTCTTTGCGATATGGAATATCTATGCCATTGTTCTGTGCCAATTTATGAATATCATCAAAGATAGTCCGCAATTCATCAAACTCTCTTTTAACTCCAGGAAGCTTGTTATTGTATCGCTTCAGCACATCATATGCTTCAGGCATCTCGCTATTTAGTGCGTGCCTTGTAAACTTTTTGCGATCTTTGGATGACATCTTCTTGAATGAACGCAAAAAAGGTGCGGCTTTATGCATATAATTTCCCGCAAGCATATTTTGATTCACTTCAAACTCATCAAGCTTGTGAGCCATTCTAGGACTTAACTCTTCGATGCGTGCCTTCAACGGTCGAATTGCTTCATCACTAAAGACTCTAGACTGTTGCATGGCATAATTACCGCCCTTGAGCGCAAACTCGACAGGTTTGGTTATAGTCTCCACAACTTTATTAGGTAATCTTACCGCACCTGAATAAGCTATTCCTTGGTTATTGGTTGCGACTTTCTTATTTGAAGCATCGCTCTCAATCTTTTGTGCCAACTCGACTTCTCCATTACTCTTAGACTGCCTAGCTTGTGTTTTTGTTTGCCTAACAGACTTTATAAACGGAAGTGCCAAGGCGAAATCAATACCTGCCATTTCTAGCGCACTTTTAAATCTTCCAAGAGCAAAAGAATCATCTACATCTGATGCCAAAAAGTCAGTAACAGGATTTGAAATCATAGGATACTGCTGTACCAAGTCAGACAACCTAGCTTCCTGTCCGCTAAAGCCCAACCCTCCTGTTGCACCGGATGCTATTACGGTTTGCTTCACAGGGCCTTTTACTAGTGATTTAGTAATCTGCATGGTTGGCGAACCTATAGTTAAAAACTGCGATATACCTTCTGCTAAACCTGGTACGCCTTCCTCGTAGGGTATTTTTGCTATATTGGCATCTATCTCTTTTGCTCTATCTGCATCGCCTGCAACAGCAGATGCGACTGCACCTAAAGAACTTACTGCCCTACCCATACCTTTACCCAAAGCTACCTCTCCTTGAGAAGGTTGCTCGCCTTGGAATCTTGGACGCACCAACTTTGTTGCAACCGTACCTACTCCAGGTTGTTGTTGCTCCTTCATTAGTCTTTCCGCTTTCAGTCGCGCAATCTCTCTTTCTTGCGGAGATAATGGATCAGGTTTTAATTCGGGTATTTGGCGTGGTTGTGGTGGAGCAGTAATTCGCATTGGTGCAGTCTGCGTTCCACCCATGTCATCGTAAGATTGCTCAATTTTGTAGTGTGCCTTAATTTGCTCAATCTCTTCAGGAGTAGCTTCCTCTCCATTTATGCGGACATTCTTAATTCCGCTATTAGTCATTACGCGGATTACGCTCATGGAGTTGTAAGGTCTAGATCAACATTAAGCTGTGTTTGGAGTTTATTTCGTAAACCATCTAGGTAGATTAATCTATTTTCAAGGTCTTGGTTGTAAGGAAAGGTAACAGTTTCACGCGTAGCCGGGTCTAATACATCGTAGTCACCATCTTCATTTTTTTCTCCTCTAGCCTTTGCTAGGCTATATTGCTCTACATCTTTGGTTGTGAGCGATTCAATTGCTTTTTGCAACAATTCAGATTTTTCTCCAAAATTCTCAGACCCTAGCTTTGTTAACTTTTTGGTTTTAGGATCTCCTTCATAAACATATCCGCCAACAATTTTATAATCAGGAAATCCCGGCACGGATGGAATATCTGTAAATTCTTTAGCTTTATATTTGTACTCAACATTGAATCCATTTTTAAATTTCTTAATATCTGCGCTCACGCCTTCCGGTAAATCTGAAGTAGACGCAAGTGCCGAGTCGCGATCAGTGAAGTCAGGAGTCCTTGCAATCTCTGTTTTCTTTTCTCCTAACTCTAGCTTACCCATCTTAATATCTTGATCAGTTTTCTTGCCCTGCTTTTTTATGTTTTCAAATTCCTGTTGCGCAGTCGCAAAGTCTAAATCTTTGCTTGGGTCATAAATCAATTCCTCCAAGGGTAAGGTTCTATTTGTTATACCCGCAGAGTTACCTAGTATTAAACGATCTTGTACGGAAAAATCCTCATATTTTGCACCGTTTAAAATCCTATTTTGCAAGTCATCAAGTTGTCTCTCGTAAGCTTTGTAAGTATTTTCAGTTCTTTGAGTCTCTCTGTTTTTTATTTTTGCTAACTCTTCGTTAGCTTTTCTTGCATCCTCACTTGCCTTTATCCTTTCTGCCGCAAATTTTTGATCCATCATCTGTCCTTGCAATTGACTTGTTATTGATAGTCCCTGCAATGTTTTATCAGCAAGTTTTGCGCGCATACCAAGGCCCATATCCTCGTTATTAAGTTGCTCTATTTGCATCAAATACTGAGGCTCATTTTCGGGGTCGAGCTTCTTCATGCGCTCAAGTATGCCCGATGCAGATTTTATTGTAGCTTTATTTTCTTTCTGCTTCTCCTTATTAAGCCCGTACTGCTGAATCATACCGCCGATTTGCGCGCCCATATTGGCAAACATCTGTCCTTGCTGTTGCCCTGCCCTCGCGATGAGGTTGGCGGCATTAGCGGTCGAGCCGAGCGCTGATCCGTAGTTACCTGAAAAGAATGGTCGTCTTGCCATGATTATTTGTCTCCTATTTTAGAGTCCATCCACTTGCGGATAATTCCTTTGAGGCGAGGTTTGTCGCTTATCCAGGATGCGAAGCGCTCGCCATACTTGCGGTAAAGCTCGAAGAACCATTGCGGTGATTCGTTAAACATCCACTCGCGGAACTGCATCCATGCGGGATTTGCAGGACCATACACTTCGCGGGCTACCCAACAGAAACCACTAAGTAATGTTGTACCTCCGCTTGCGGCGGCTCCGGCCCCTTGTAATAATCCGCCACCTATTGCGCCTAGTCCGCCCATCAGGCCTGAACTTCGGCTCGCATCTGCGGCAAGTTGCGCTCCATACATATTAGCCTGATTAGCCGCCATATTGGATATGTATCCCAATCCTGCTTCCGGGTTTAGGTATTGCGGTCCGCTCGATAGTCCATAATTCGCCTGTCCGAATACGGACTGTCCTTGTTGCAGAGCATTTCCGCCTCCTCTTCCAAGTAGTGCCTGGAATGGATCGAGCATAAACTTATCTTCCATCTGCGCGAGATTACCCACCGCATTTATGTAATTCGACAATCCCTGCTGACGGAGTGTTTCGTTCAGACGCTCCGCGTCCATCGTGGCACCCACATTAAACTGATCAGTAGTCATTGCACGAGCGGCATCACCTGTCTGTATGCCTGCTTCCTGTCCAAGGGCAGATTGTGCAAATGCACGATTTTGCATCTTGCGCTGATTGTCCTCCTTAATGCGTGCTTCCGCTTCCTCGATAGCACCTTTCTGATCAAATGTTCTGCCCATGAGAGTCTGTCTAGCACGGGCGGATTCCTCGACCTGTTTCATCTCGCGATCCGTAAGACCTGAGTCTAGCGCACCACGCGCATCGGCAAGAAGTGCGGATCGTAATGTATCTTCACCTGAATCAAGTTGCCCAATTGCGGCATCTCCGCTCATTGCGTAATCTGCGGAATCAAGCTTGGTGGGCATTGTGATTGGTCCGCCTGATCCGGTTCCTGTTTGGAACATCTCGCCAACCTCTGTAGCCAACCCTTGATCCACATCCGCTTGTGTGGCTTTGCGTAATCCTGTGAGGTTTTCGCGCTGTTGCTCAAGCAGAATACGGGCATCATCCAATCCGCTTGTGGCGGCGGGTTTGTAATCTTCCATTAACCCGCGATAGCGATCAGATAACCGCTCCACATCCGCCAGGTCTGCCTCGCGTTGACGGGATAAATTGCCTCGCTGTATATCCTCTGCTAGTGCGGAGAGTCCAAGAAAGTTACCGTCTGCATCAAAGCCTGCCTGGCGGTTACCCGTTGGAACTGTAATTGACTCGCCTACTTCTGAAGCGAGTCCTGCGGTAACATCATCCTGAGTTGCTTCACGGGTGGTAAACTCCTGCACATTGCGACTATCTCCGAGGAGATTGATCATTCCGTCACCTGAGAATGAGGCGGGTATTGTTTCCGTCTGTCCCGCTTTTGACTTATCAGTAATGACATTTCCGTTAGGATCTTTTGCGTAAATAGGTTGAGGTTCTTTGTCCCCTGTTGTTGCTTTTTGATCCTTTCCTAAAAGTAATAGTGCGTTAGGATTTTCAGCATTACGAATTTTATCAAACTCTGATTTAGAGAGATATTTCTTAAAAGTATCGTAAGACAATCCACCTGGGTTAGGTGTACCACTCTTTTGAAAAGGCAAGCGGCTATTGGGTACATTTTGAGTAGTAATTGTGTCACCTGTTGTGGTGTCAATCAGGGAAAAATTAGTACTAGCAACTTTACCTTTACTTGCCGCAACTGACGATGTTTGGATTTTGTATTTCCCTGTAACCGCCTCGCCTGTCTCTGCATCTGTAAACCCTACAACTAAACGACCCTCATTATCATATGTGCCTGTTGTTACCTCTTGCCTATTTCCTAACAATGTCTGACGCAGAATATCCGTATCCGTCTGTGCAGTCTTCCTACGGATACTCTCTTCAAGGGGAAGGAGAGACTCAAGTGAACCTATATCTTCAAATTCTCCTGTACCTGTAAGAAGCTCGGCCTGGGCTTTAAGAGCATCTGCTAAACCTTCACCATAACTTGGTTGGGCGGGTTGATTATAAGTGGGTGAATCACACATGGTAATTATCTCCTAGATTTTTGGTAAGTTTTTGAAAAAAATGTTAGTAGGCCAAACAGGTTCAAATCCGAAATGTTCCATATGCTTATGGTATGGACTGTGCGAATTACATGCGATAAACGCCTGGTTCACACCTTTCTCGGATAACATGCTTTCCTGTATTTGATTTAGAATTAAAGAGTCTTTTGCTCCGACTTTCTTGGAGTGATGCCATAGCAGGACCATCGGTACTTCGCATAAGTTCCAACCTCCTACGATATCATTTCCTTTGACTACCGCATGGGTAGGCATCCTCATGTTGTCATTATCCTCTTCTGCTAGTTTAGAAACTAACTGAACAGTCTTGGGGTCATTTATTTTTATTACTTTGGGGATGTTGCTCATTCTATTCTGCCATTAGGTATTCGTCTGCATCGGTGGCGCTCACCGCACTACCGAGGTTTACGCGCAACCAATTCGTGCCGTTATCCACGGCAAGGCACGGGTTGCCCCCGTCTCCATCACTCACATATATCATTCTGCCCGTTGTTCCATTTGCGGGTAGTGAGGATACGGTAAAATTCTCCAGGGTGACGGAGGTGGCGGAGATGGAATCTACGGTGACGGTGGGTTCGCCCAATTGATTAAGCGATGCGGCATCGGTCTCCACGCCTGTGGCGAAGGTAAAACCACGGGTAACTGTGGCGGTTACCGCCATTATGCAATCTCCCTCCGTGCATTCGCTCCGCCCGTTATCGCTTCAAGCGATACATGGCGAAAGCTAGGCCGCCCTGCTGTTACATCGATCTCGACATTTGCGGCGTAACCTCTTGCGCGTCCACTCCCAAAGCGTATCAGTTTCTCCTCGCTCGATGTCGCATTCTCCGTGTGTACGGTGTTCGTCCGATCCGGGTCTGTTGTATTGACCTTGATCGTGAACTGATCCCCGTTGCTCACTTCGCATCCCAACTGCCCCCTCTTCCAACTCTTTACATCGATATTTCCGAATGTGAAGGAGCGGGTCTTCAGCTTGGCACTTATCGCGGTGGAGGTGGTGCTTGCACTCCCTACCGTTCCCGTGATGTCTGTGGTGCCTTCCTCGATTAAATGCCATCCCTTATCGTTGACTGCAAAGAGTCTCCGCTTGGTGGGATCGCTTCCATGCAATACGGTGACAAAGTCATCGATTACAAAGCCTGTGGGGAAGGAATCTACTGAAGTCCATGCTGTGTTAAGAATATCATATACTAAGATTTTATTATTATCGGTGGATGAACCTGTGGGGACTGCGAGGTAGTATTTATTATCAAATACGATACCACATGCTTTGTCCGCAGATGCGAAGTTTACTTCTTTAAATTGATCCTGTATGGGGCGGGATAATGGGATTGCTTCTCCGCTTACCTTTGAGATTGCGACTCCTAATCCCTTGGCGGGGTCAAGCCCTTGTTGCAGGGTAAATACACCATCATCGGATAAGAAGTATATCTGTGGTCCACTTGCGGCTATGCTCTTGCGGGCCACGCATCCGCGTTGGCGAGTAATCTCAAAGACTCCTGCCGCAGAGGTTATTGCCACATTGTTTATCATGTGGATTGAGTTGCGGAAAAATACGAGCAATTGATTCTCCAGGTATGGAGTAAATCCCACTAGAAAATCAGCAGTTCCACGATTAATCCTAAACTGCGATTCTGCGGGATAAAAGTTATCCGTATCCAGGAGGTCAGACATGATTACGGTATACTGCGAATCACTTGGCTGGGGTACGATCAGTCTGTTTGCAAAGAAGGTGCCAAAGTTTGTACTCGGACATTCCACTCTGCCCGCTGTGGGGGTTGCATTATTCTTGAGCGTAAATGCGGTGGGGGTCGTATAATCGCCGTCCCATTCGAGCGGATCTTTACCGGTGCCACGAAACAGGATTAGTTTCTCCATCGCCTGCACGAAGCTCGCATTATCCCCGCTTGCTACCGTTTGACCGCCAGGATATGCGATATCGATACCGCTATTATTCTGATCATTCCATAGGATTACCTTATCCTTTGTGGCACAGGCGATAAATTCTGTTCCTGTTACCGGGTCGGAAAATAAGGTGGATGCAAATACTTCCTCTGTGCCTGCGGAATAAGTAAGGGATACCCCGCCTGCTTTAAATTCTATGCCTTTGCGTACAGATGCAATATCTCCGTCTAGTCGCATATTCTGCGATGTTTCAACAGTACCGCCCTGTAGAGTAGTAGGCTCTAGGTAACTATCAATACCACGAAATCCACGATCCCCATCGGTAAGAATAGGATCATCCATTCTGCCTATTGGTTCGTACCTAGCCATTACTTTTTTAACTCCTGATAGAGTTTTATGCTCATGTAAACGAGTGTGACTGCCCCTACTGCAATTCCTAAGAATGTATCTATCGTGGATAATCCAAAGGTTGCGGCAGTTCCGCTCATGCCTGCTACTGAGACGCGATCAAGCATTATCTACGCCCTCCCGGTGTGAAGTAAAACCCCACAATCATCGGCAACACGACTGATGTTTGGAAGAGGCAGAGGTGTCCTGTAGTGACGACCAAATTGGCTTGCTCTGCCGGAAAACTGAGGAGTCCGAAAAGTATCTCTGTTTTTCCTTCCCCTGTAATATTTGTTGTACTGAGGAGTGGGACTGATGGGAAAATTGCTGTGATGCATGTGACGAATGAGATTGTACCCATCCCAATGAGCGCGAGCATCCTACGAGTTGCACGAGTAAAAGCACCCCCATCACCGCTGTTGAGACTTTCCTGGAACTTAATTGCAAACTCGTTATTCCGAGCCTCTCTTGCCATTTCGATCTCATACTTCTGTTGCCTCGAATCTGTGAGCATTCCAAACACGCCCTTGAGGATACTGCCCATTGCGGCTGATCCTCCACCCGTCAAAAATAGTGTAAGTAGCTCGAACATTATTTAGCATCTAGTTTCTCAAAAAGTTTCTGTACATCCCGCCTGCGGTCTTCGGAGAGTTTGGTCAGATGCTCGACATCCTTGGATTGCCCGGCATCGCTAATCTCGATTTGTCGGAGACGCTCCTTCATGTCATCGATCTCCCACTTGTTACGCTTGATGAAGAATGCAAGGATTGATATGGCAACGCCAACTCCTGCAAACATGTAGTGTGAAATCTCCATCTCACTCCTCCACCTTGTCGCGAAGCCTGTCCAACTCCTTTTCTATATACTTTAAGCGCTCAAACTGCTGATAGTCGGAGGTAATTGGCGCGTCCTGCATCTCCACCAAATGATCGAGATCCGCTTTTGCCTGCTCTGCGAACTTCTCCAGGTGCATCATGCGAGCAGATAAATCGCCAAGCAAAGTGCCTTCGTGTTGCACTCGCCCAAGGCTATTATCGAGTTCATTAATCTTGTTCCAAATGACGGAGTAGCCCCATACAGCGGTGCCAACAATGGCGATAACTTTCGCCATGAATGCGAGGTTTGCTTTAACCTGTACATTCTCTCCGACCTCGGTTGCCATTACTGCCCTGTAGCGTCAGGGTCAAACTGTGCTAGGGTCGCGTCAGATGCTCCTGCGGTAGTCTCGGCTACATAGATTTTCTTGGTGTCAGTAGCAAAGTATATTTCGCCCTGCACTGCCTCTTTTTTGAACTTCGACTTG